GAAGAAATTTGATGTATCTTTTACACTAACTTGAGCAAGAATATTTGGAGAATAAAGCGATTCTGTTATACTAAGTTTAACTGTAATATTTTCGATATCGTATACTTTACCATCGTGCGTAGTCAATGTGATCTTATCAATATTATATGCTCCTGGAGTTAATGATACATGTGCTCCAAAATTTGTCCGTTGATTAGCCATTTATTTTTCTAATTTTTCTTGGTATGTAGCAACGAACTCGTCAATATGCTCTGGTCGTATGATACGAATTTTTCTCGCTTCGAAACTTTTTTCTTCGAGATCTTCCTTAATCGAGACAAATTTGGCTTGCTCTGCAAAGTATGATTCAACATAGCTTGGTACAAATTTTCTTTGACGACTGATTGAGTTATACTCTTCTATTTCGCTTTGATCAAATCCATCTAATCGTGTTCTAGGGACGTTTGTATCAACATCACCTCTAAAATATTTATTTTCTAATACAACATCTCTTTGACTAAATACTTTTGAGTATGCATCAAACGCGGTTGATCTTTCATCTTCATATTCGTTATCAAGGAAATAAGATGGTGCATTATAAGAACTTTCAAAAAAGCGGTGAGAAACAAATTGAATTTTTTGAAAATAGTTTTTTAAGAAATAATTATAGTATGCATCGCTCTCTAAAACAAGGCCTTGTTTATTTTCAATATCACGTAAAAATGAATAATAAACTGTAGTTTGATTTAATCTTACCCATTCAAAGGCTTCTTTTGCCCATGCAGTTCTTCTATCCTCAAATTGAATATATTGCTGACTGTCTTCATATGGATTATCAATGTATTCTATATTCCAAGAAATATTATTAGCAAATTTTTCTTTATCACTAATGTTATATACCCAAAGTTGATACCGTTGATCATCAAATTTTAATATATCTGCTTCAATTTTCTTTCCGGCAAATTCGTCTCTAGTTCTTACTTTAATATTTCCAGTGCTTAAATCTAATCCACCAAAATAATTTACCATCTCAAAACTATTTTCGTATTTACGAGCAACTGGATATTGCCGAGGAATAAAAACAAGAGCAGAATACTTTGAATAATCTTGCTCGAGCATTAATTCAAACTGACGATATGATTTTGGCCAAGTATTTAATCCTTGTTTAAGACTTTCATTTAGAACAAAGAATGTCCAATAATAATCAGGTGTTCCGTATAATCGATTGGATACAATATCAGGACGTTCTCCATCTTTTATCTCATACCATGTGTAGGTTGTAATATTATCAATAAAACTCTCTTTTACATCAACATGCCGAAACATATCAGTAATTTCAGTTTTAATACCATCAGCATTAATATCATACTGTATCTTAGGGAACTGTGTAAAGAATGACATAATTATCTATTTAGTGGGTGCGGGATCTGGTTGTTCAATCGATGTTACTGTAAGAGGTCGACCAGATTCGCTAATACCTCTATTTCCAAGTTGATCATTAAGCATTTGATCAATATCGTGTCTATTTAAAGCGCGTGTTTCTTGGAATTCAACTCCGATATCTACTTCAAGAGGAGCATTATCACTAAAATATACATTGCCAGTAGAATTAAAACTTGTGTCAACAGCTTTACAATACGAAGAATATATACGAGGAATATAAGGATTTTCCGTACCAGTATCCATATTCATAAATTTAATTGTCCATACTGGAGGATATTCAAGTGTGATCGTATTATTTTCTCCTCCGCGAGAAGCATAAATGAATCGCCTAAACTTTGTTTGTATTTCTCGAATAAGATTGGATTCAGAAGCAGAACGAGCAACTAATTTAAAATCGAATGAAAAATTTCTTATTCCGTTACTAGTAAATGTAGTATTAGTATTTGGATTATTAATTTGTTGAGTAGCAAGTGATACTGAATCTGAATATTTCTCTGGTAGAAGTTTTGAACCTAAAGATTTTGCTTGCTCTTTATTTAAAGTAGATATTTGGCTAAGAATATTACCAACACCACTTCTACCAGATACCGTATCAACCGCTCCTGCCGCTAAACCAAGATCTGCTGTTCCATAATCACCTGAATCTCCAAATGCTAAGTTAGCTGGAGCAGGAAACCAGATAGCGTGTCGATGCACTTGACCAGATAATTTTCTTTCATGCGCAACGAATTGAATACACGGGCGTGATGTATCTCCTCTCATTTCTGGAGGATAAATAAGAGGGGCAACTTCTATAACGTTTGGTTCTGAGGATTGTGAACCAGATTGTACATTACCTTTTTCTCTTCCTAATTGATTCTCGTAATAATTAATAGCCATAAATATAATTCTATTTATAATAAAAACTATGACATACAAAGGAAGATATACCGTAAAGAATCCAAACAAATACGATGGTGATCCAACAAAAGTAGTATTTAGATCGCTATGGGAAAGGCAAGTGTTTAAGTTTATGGATTCAAATCCAGATGTAATTAAGTGGCAATCAGAAGAAACTGTTATACCATATCGATGTAAGACAGATAATCGTGTTCACCGATATTTTATGGACGTTAAGATGGTAACAAAGGATAAGACATATTTGATTGAGATTAAACCTAAAAGTCAAACCCAGCCTCCAAAACAACCAAAAAGAAAGACTAAAAGATATATTACTGAAGTAATGTCGTATATAAAAAATACCTCAAAATGGGAAACAGCTGAAGCATACTGCGCTGATAGAGGATGGGAGTTTGTAATCTGGACAGAGGACGATTTATCGCGGATGGGAATTAAACTCCTTGGTGCAAAGAAGCCAAAGAAATAGTATAAATAGAGGTATATGGCATCTCTTTTTGATAAATTCCAAGCACAAGCATTTAGATCTGATATTAAGCGCGGAACTAGACGATCTTTAGATTGGTTTAGACAAAAGGTTACACTAATGACAAGTGTTAATCGTAAACGATTATTGTCTGATGAAGCACTTAAACAAGTGAATACTCCTTTAGTTGGTCGTATGTTCATGTATTTTTATGATCCCAAACATAAGAAAACTTTACCATTCTATGATAAATTTCCTCTTATTATTATGGTTGATAAAGCTCCAGGCGGGTTCTATGGTATAAATCTGCACTACTTAGAACCAAGATTACGAGCAAAATTCTTTGATAAGCTTTTAGAATATTCAAACAATGAAAAATACGATAAGACCACTCGTTTAAAATTATCGTATGATCTTTTAAAGAATGCAACAAAACTATCAGCATTTAAACCATGTTATAAGAGATATCTTACTAAGCACATAAAATCACGAATATCAGAAGTGGCTTCCTCTGAATGGGAGGTCGCTTTATTTTTACCGACAGAACAATTTAAAAAGAGCGGTAAAGATATGGTTTGGAAAAACTCAGCATCAAAATTCTAATGAGTACAATCGATAATTTAAAATCAACTATAGGAAAACACGGTGGATTAGCGAGATCTAATCGCTTTGACATATTAATGATACCTCCAGCAGAAGCATTTGACGATATTGAAGATGCGCGCGATATCAATATATTATGCGAGACGTGTTCTCTACCTGGAAGACAAATACAAACATTTGAACACGCATATTTTAGACAACAAATAAAAGTTGCTGAATCATTCATTAATGAAGATGTTTCGTTTACATTTAATCTTACTTCTGATTATTTTATTAAAGACATTTTTGATAGATGGACAAATTTAATTATCGATCGCAATTCATATAAGAAAAACTATGATAGTGTATATAAACGCGATGTAGAAATATACCAAAATGACGTGAAGAATAAAAATGTTTATGGCATTAAACTAATTAATGCATTTCCTATATCAGTACAAGCAATTGAGCTTGATAGTTCTGCTGGAGAAATTCAAAAGGTTACAGTTGACTTTACATACGAAGATTTTGAAGAAAGACAAATCTCATCAACTAGCAATGTTGGAGTAGATGATATTAGTTCTCAGCTACCTTTTGGCTTAGTATAAATAATATTTTAATTATAACTGAATGAATAACAACTAACAAAATTATGGCATTACCAAAACTAGAAATACCAAGGTACAATATTAATGTACCTTCCCTCGATAAACGAGTTGAATTTAGACCGTTCCTTGTAAAAGAAGAAAAGGTCCTTATGATTGCTCAAGAAACAGAAGATAGTGGACAACTTTTACCAGTAATTAAAAATATTGTGAAATCATGTTCTTTTGAAAAGCTTGATCCAAACAATTGTACTTCAGCCGACCTTGAATATCTTTTCCTTCAGCTACGCGCTAAAAGTGTAGGAGAAAGTGTAGATATAAAAATTAAGTGCGAAGAGTGCGGTGAATATGCTTCTGTTAAAATAAAACTTAATGAAGTCGAAGTGTCTAAAGTTGATGATATAAGTAACACTATTGAGGTTTCTGACTCTGTTGGAATTATACTTAAGCGACTATCAGTAAAAGATGTAGAAAGAATCGACGATAAAAATGTTGAAAGGGCATTTGATCAAACACTTATATATTCTATTGAATCTATTTACGATGCAGATAATGTATATCCTGCAAGCGAATCAACTGAAAAAGAACTTATCGAATTTATTGATTCGTTATCACACTCACATCTTGAAAAAATGCAGGAGTATATTCAAAATATTCCAAAGGTTCAGTATACCGTTAAGTTTAAATGTAAAGAGTGCGGTCATGAAAATGAGATTGTATTAGAAGGAATTGAATCTTTTTTCGCATAGGCCTTTCTCATGATTCTTTAGCGAATCATTATCAAACAAACTTTGTGATGATGCAGCATCATCAATATAGTTTAACAGAGCTTGACAATATGATTCCATGGGAAAGGCAGATATACATAGGTCTTCTTCAGGAGCATATAAAGGAAGAAAATGAGCGGATTAAGCGACAAAACAAATAAATAGATACATGTCCGACCTGAAAAAGTTAACAGAAGCAATCCAAAAAAATAAACCTACTAAGACTGATCAAAATATCAGAGCTAATTTAGATATATCTGAATTGTTAGGTAAGAACGATGGTTTAGATAAAATTAATTATTTGTTGGCCTTTAAGTATCTTAGAATTAGGAAGAATATTCTTAATGCTGTCATTAAGAAGACTCAAGGAGGAAAGTTAACAGGTCTTAAACTTGGTAAAGAGATAAAAATATCTGACCTTCTCGGTGAACCGCCAAAAAGCGGCATTCTTTTTGGTTTAAAATGGTTAAAAACTAAAAATATAATTCTCAAAAGGGTTGCTGCTGCTGCTAAGAATGCAAACTTTGAGTTTGGTAAAGAGATAGATATTAATGATATTCTTGGATCTACACCTGAGCAAGATTTTATAACAAAGACACGATTCTTTTTAATTCGTCAAAAGTTATTATCAAAGATTTCTAAAGCAGTAAAAGACTTTAATCCCAATTCAATGCTTCCTGGAATCGCAGGAATAGAAGGTGAAACTACCGAGATTGATGGAATTGACACTAGTATATCCTCAGCTGAAAGTATATCCTCAGTCGAAGGTCTATCTACTGATGAATCATTGAATGAGCTGCGTGGTATTCATAGCGGTATTAATAATATATATGACTATCTTTTAAATGACAAAAGTAATAAATTAAAAGATAGAGAAGAAAAAAGAGAACAGATAGCTCGCAACGAAAGACGGCATAACGAAATGCTCGATGCTACCAAAGGTGGTGCCGGCGGTGGACTTGGCAGTGGTGGTTTTGGCTCTGAAGGCGGAGGTGCAGGTGGAGGCGGAGGTCTTATGGACACTGCACTCGACTATTTTGGCATGAAGGAAGTATATGACCAGACCTTAGGCAAACTTTTCGGAAAAAGAAAAGGAGGCCGCGGCAGAATACGCACTCCTCGCGGTGGACTACGCGGAAGGATGTTAAGTCGCGGTGGTTCTCTCGTTCGCGGTGGTTCTCTCGTTCGCGGTGGTTCTCTCGTTCGCGGTGGTTCTCTCATGCGTGGTGGTTCTCTCATGCGTGGTGGTTCTCTCATGCGTGGTATTGGTATGGGAAGACTTGCTCTCCCTGCAATGTCGACTGCAATTCCCGCTGTGGGTTCGGCAGTTGCATCTTCTCCAGTTGCTTTAGGAGTTCTTGCTGCTGGAGCAGGTTATGGAATAGGAACTGGAATTAACCATGCCACGAAATATATCCCTGGAATGGGTGGAGATAAACTTAGCGATAAGCTTGGCAAAGGAGGTGCTTACCTTATCCCAGGTTTAAATAAAACTAGAAGGGAAAACGCTAAGGCTGCTACTGCTGAAGATATAGAAAATTTTAAAAAAGAGCAGAAGCGCAAAAAGGAGGAGAGAATTAAAAGGGCTATTGAGATCAGAAATGAAATCAAAATGCATGAAGAGAAGATAGCCTCCGGAGATAACAGATATGGTTTAGGCAACACATTTTCTAGACAATCCCAAATAGCGGATCTTAGAGAAGAGGCAAGAAAAGAACTCGGAGGGCTTGAGGCGTATAAGAGCTACAGCGATGAGGGAGGGGTTCTTCCAACTGATAAGATGACTAATATAAAAAGTCCGAAAAAGGGCAATGGAGTTGAGGCAAGTGATAACGCTAAAAAGATGTTTAGCGAATTAGGAGATACTAGTTCGAATGCTGCAAAGACCCTAGCTAGCGGTGGTAAACTCGACTCGGATACTATGGATGATCTTATACGAGGATTAGCAAAAACAAAGAGCTCGACTCAAATTCACGTGGCGCGTAAAAAGATTAGATTACAATTACAAGCAGTCAATGCGGGGAAAATAACAGAAGATGAATTTGCAGATTATCTTAAAAGAGCGCTAGTCCTTAACGCAAGAAAAGAAGGTGAAGTTGAGGGAGAAGATTTAAAGGGTATAGAGTCGTTATATAAAGATGAAAGAATAGCAGTCCTCACCGCAAGAAGAGATGGTGAAGTTGTTCCAACAGAAACTGCAACTGGTAAGGAGAAGAACGGCGGTGTTGTAAGTAAAAAAGCTAAAAATTTATTTGACTCAATTGGGAAATTTAGTACGAACACTGGACAGAGTCTTTTGAAAGGCGAAGAAATCGACTCTACGCTTCGAAATAATATTATACGGGGATTGGCTACAAGGGATACAGCACTTGGAGCAAAAAACGCAAAAGCAGCTCTTGACGCTCAAATCGCCGCTGTTAAATCTGGTGACGCCTCGCCAGAGGAACTTGAAATGCTCATAAAACAAGCGTTAGTAAGTGTCACACGGAAAATCGGTAAGACTTCTGAAGCAGATTTGATAGGTATAGAGTCACTACTCAATGAAGAAAGAGTATTACAATTCGAATCTATGAACGAAATAGAATCTTTTGATTCTGTGATGGAGGCTATTCCAGTCGATAAACCTACACCTACCGTAGATAGTAGTTCGCGAAGTGGGCGCTCCTCGAAACGTCGAAAGGAAGCTGATAATAACTTAGCTGAATTTGAGAAAATGAATGATTCAGACTACGAATTCGGTGAAGTTGATGGTATTGGATATCGTAGAAAATATAACGATGCCGAGAAACAAATAGAGTATGAAGATTTATTAACGAGACAAAAACGCTTTACGAGGCGTAAAGATTATCAGCCTGATGCAGGTGTCGATAAACGATCTGCTGAGTACTATAAACAAGAAATTCAAAGGATAGTCAATTCGGGAACTATGGAGCAGAATTATCAATCTGGACTCAGCACCGAAGCTGAAGATTTGAAATTCAGATACTTAGAAGCTATGGGTTATGGCATGCGAAAAGATTACGATCCCGATCAAGTTCAACACTCGGACCTGTGGACACAGATGTTTCTAAATGAAAATAACTTGGTTCCCGAGACAGGAAACTTTGATCGAGATGAGATCATGCTCAAACATCTAATGAAAGGAAGTGCTAGCACTAAGAGCCTTGATTCTATGGTTTCTATTCCAAGTACTGGCGGAGCTAAGCTCGCAATAGCTCAAAAGGAAAATGCTGAATTAAAGGGTGAAGTTAATACGGGTGGTGGTGCAGCGATCATTGCGCCGAGCAGCGTCAATAATTCTCAATCCTCAGTATCTAACGTAACAGTGGCTGCACCGCCACACATCGATAAAACTCAAACACTATTTGGTACAACTCAGTTAGCGTACTAAAAAAAGAGGGGAGCGGCACTAAACCACTCCCCTCTACTTATTCTAGATCAGAAACGCTTAGCCTTGTTGGGCTAACTCATATTACTTTATTATCCTTGTGCTGCAAGGCGCGCAAAGTAATCAAGTGTGTCACCATCATCTTCTGTGTCTAGGCTTACATTAGTATCTTCCTGAGGAGCAGCTGCAGTTGCAGCAGGCGCATCAACTACTGGAGGAAGTGTCTCATTAAGCTCGACTTGTGTATCGGTCGAAAATGTATTAGCCAAGTTCTCTTCTCCAAGAACTTCATACAGCTTCTTCTTTAGGTCAGCATAAGACTTATAGTTGCCTTCGCTAACGAACTCCTGCAGTCCATGGATAGTGCCATACACTGCCTCAAGCTTGCTTTCATCACCACCAAATAACTCAGTTGGTGCTTCGAACTCCGACTTATCATAATTACGATAGCCTTCGAAGTTACGAATTTTAAGCTTGAAGTTAGCTCCACCCCAGAAATCGAATGGATTAACTGGCTTTTCATCTTGGAACTGTGGCTGCATTACATCCATAATTTTGTCCATGATCTTCTTACCATACTTATAAAGGAATACCTTACCTTCATTTTCAGGATTAGCAGAATCAGAGACAACAAGAATGTTGGAGACGTGGTGTAGACGACGCTTACGCATACGTGCAAGGTCCTTATCTTCTTCACGACCAGTATTCCATAGCTGTGAATTCATCTCACTTACTGGATCATTTTGACCAATAGAAGTGAGAGAGTTTTCGATATACCAGCGACCAGTTGGACCTTTAAATCCATGATCCCAATATTTGATCCACGGAAGATCTTCACCTTCAGCCGCGGGTAAGAAGCGAATAACGGCATAACCATTACCTGCTTTGTCTACTGTTGGTGCCCAGAATCGATCATCTCCATAAGACTTCTTTTCAGAGTCTTTAGAAGCTGCGTTAATTAGCTTATCGATTGCTGCTGCACGATTTTGTTTTAGGTTTGCGAATGACATATTATTTTTTTGTATTTTAGTTATATATTATTGTATTGCGATGTATTATTAATACCAACAAACTCTATATTATACTGATTATGCTCTGATGTAAACAATAGAATGATTCTCTCACGATATTTATTTTCATTATCACTAATTAATGGAATAAGGAACGGTTGGTATTTTCTTAGTATAAGAAGGGTAGATTTCATGATATCTAATGGATCATTCAATTTACTCTTCAGGCTTTTGATAAAACCTACAAAATGATCTATAATTGCGAGAGTATCGGGTGATACTTGTTGACTCATATAAAGATTAAGTAGGAGATTATCAGATTTGTTAGAGTTTGGTTTACATACTCCATCAAAGTCGAGGTTATATTTATAAGCTTGCTCGCGTATAAATTTTATTTCATTTTGAAAATTATAATAAAGAGCTTGTCGGTATGAATCACGTTTCTCATGAATATCATCTGTCATATCTCCGATCCACATTTTCTCTGCCATTATATTGTCAACAAAGAATAACTTCAAGTCATCTGCATTCGAATATCGACGAGCGATTTTATCAAAAAAATACCGATCTCTCCTTTTTTCAAATGAGGATTGCTTTAAGTTTGCTCTAAAGTTATATTTAAATGCATCATATTTCTCTTGAGAAAAGTGCAATTTAACAGAACTGTAAATGCAATATGCTTGATATCCATTCATGCGTTAAAAAGAGAGGCAGTAGTTCTCTTAATAATATTACGGTTCATAGCTTCTGCTTCAAGCTTAACCTTGAGTGGACCTTTAACGAGCTTTGCCATATCTTCAGGATCGATCATTCTTTGTTCGCACAAATGACAGATAGCTTCTGCATATGACATATTATCTTTATGAACTAACATTTCGGTTTGGAATGTTAACTCTTCGCGTGTCATCGAGATTTTGATTTGTATTTTTTTAGCCATTATATTGTTTTGAGAATGAGCGTCTGATCGTTTACACGTCCATTAGCAGGTTTGCGCTTAGTCTTTAGTTCATCAATGATCTTATGGCTTCGCTTTTCGGTTTGTGTTACAATTGCGTTGAGTATATCATTTGGTTTCCTGAGCGTCATACTATAACTTCGTGATTCGTCGAAGTTCTTTAACGTGGAACCTTTCACAAATATACCATCTGTAGAATTACACTCATACACTGTTAGCTTACGATATTTGATATTAAAGGTATAGACCTTCTTCGACCCAGGGATTTGTACTGGAGATACAGATGTGATAGCATACTCGTCAGATTCGCTTAGGTAATTCAATGATTTTACTTGCTTATCAGCAGTCTGAACCTTTTTCTTACGTGGCTTACGAGCATTTGTATGTGTAGCTTTGTACTTCTGCATCTGAGAGATCATCTTATCAAGCTCTTTGATTCGATTACGAATACCTGCTTTGGTCAGATGTGAATAGCCTTCGACACAGTCAGTATCACCGTCAACTGCTCCAGAAAGCTCTGATTTTTGGAACTCAAGCCATTCATCAACGTATTTAAGACCTGCAGCTGGAATGGAGTTTTGTTTAAGAGATGTATGGAGATTAATGCCAGTCACCTTTACTTTGTCATTGATCCAATCATCAAGCATCCAATCAAGATCACGGTTCACAGTTGTCTGTACCTTATTACGTAGTCTATCGATAGGACTTATATTAGGTCCTTTAACAGTTGGCTTATCATCAGTGTCTTCATCGTCTACGACTTTGAATCCAGCGAGCAATCCATCGATCTCGTTCTTAACAAAGTCAAAGTCATTATGAAGCTCAGGGTTTGAATATCCTGGTTTTTCTTTATAATATTCCATGGCTCCATCACAAGTAGGTAACATACCATTGTTCATGGCTCTACAGAGTTTGGATGTCGTTACTGAGGGAAGTGTATCTCGCAAGCTTTTTATGTACTTGACTTGATCCTTCGTGTAACTGTTTTTCTTCATCCACTCAAGAGCAAATGCCTTTAGATCTTTGGCACTTAAGTAGTAATTATAGAAACCGAACATGCGATTTCGATTTGTCATAAACTTAATGGGGTCCCAGTTTTCACATCCGTCCCATTGAGGTTCTTCGCCAGTATATTTTGAATCGTTTGCGATAACGCGATTATATTTATCAAGTACTTTAGCCATAATTTTATTCGCTTAGATCTACAAGTGAGTCAGCAGTGTGTTTTGTCATGAATTCGAATTCTTCTTGAATATCGTCAAGAGATGCTTCTTTAGGTGCAAAATCCACGTAATCTTCTATAACCTTAGGTTTTGCCTTAGCAAGGCGTCCTCGAGCGGGCAAACCCTTTCGTTGCCGATCAAGGCGCTTAACTGTCTTTTTAATAAATGCGAGTCGCTGTTTTTCTGTCATAATGTAATACTATATCAATTTGAGTGGTTTGTAAATAAAATAATTAACGGCATCGGTTACATCCACCGCATGGTTCTGTGCGATGATGGCTAACTTTCCTCCAATATCCTTCACGTACGACAAATGGATTTCCGTATACATCATAATTATATACTGGTTTTACCCACCTGTCTTCATAATACGTATAAGAACGAGTACAGTTCACAACTCTTGGAGTAAGAACACGCGGGGGTGGGGCATATCCTCTATTAGGTAATGTGACTGTTTTTTGACGATTAAGAATTCCACCAGTAACTCCTGATACAACACCAATCAGCGCTCCAGTCTCTCCGTCGTTTTCTCCTGTATTATTGCCAATGACACCACCGATGACACCTCCCACAACTCCATCTCGAATAACTTCATTGAGTTGGTATTGTGCGTGAGCTGTAGATGCAATTGCGATTGCTCCGATTAATGCTGCTGTTATTTTTGTTTTTTTCATAGTGCTTTTAGTTTGTATTTAATGCCATCAACCTCGACAGCTTTACCTTCGCAGGTCTTGGATGACTTAGGTGTTCCGTTTTTATCGCCTTCGCTGTCCTCGCAGTAAGTCACTTTACCATCGGAATCATATTCATACCTATGCCAGTAGCCATCACTGTCCCCGTAGTAAGTCACATTACCATTGGCATCATACTCACGGTTATAGCAGTAGCCATCACTGTCCTCGAAGTAGGTTTCGTTACCGTCATCATCATGCTCATACTTATACCAGAAGCCATCACTAGCCTCCCAGTAGGTTACATTCCCATTGTCGTCTTTAATCTCGATAGGGAATGTAAATGCAATTCCTAGTTCTGTTAGTGTTTCGCTTAGTTTTTTCATAGTGCTTTTAGTTCGTATTTAGCCTATTTACCTAACTCAGCCATCTTCTCATCGACCTCTTCACGAGTGATGCCGCAAGACAGAGTGTAGTTATTCAATATCCAGTCGAGCCGCTCCCTGTCCTTACGGATCTCGGCGTTCTCAGTCTTAATCTGCTCAATGGTATCCTCTAGTCTTTTGTATTCTGATTCATTTGTTCTCATAGTGTCTTCCCCCGAGAATGAGGGCAGTGGTTTTAATGTGTTTTTCATAGTGCTTTTAGTTTGTATTTGATTCCGTCTACTTCAATGACTTTACCCTCGAAGGTCTTAGCTGATTTGGGAGTTCCCCGTTTTACGCCATCGCTGTTCTCGTAGTAAGCCTCATTTCCATTGTCATCACGCTCCCACTTAGCCCAGTCGCCATCGCTGTCCTCGTAGTAAGTCTCATTTCCATTGTCATCACGCTCCCACTTAGCCCAGTAGCCATCGCTGTCCTCGAAGTAAGTCTCATTCCCGTTGGCATCACGCTCATACCTATGCCAGAAGCCATTACTGACCTCGTAGTAGGTTTCATTTCTGTTGTCGTCTTTAATCTGGATAGGGTAGCTGAATGCAATCCCTAGTTCCTTATATGTTTCGCTTAGTAGTTTCATAGTATTATTATATCTGAGTTCCTATTGATCGAGTATCGCAAGTCTTAATCTTGATATTCGTTTTGAAAAATATCAACTGATTCACTGTACCCACCCCAATTATCGACTCCGTTTTCTTCTAAGATTGCTAAGAAAGCTTCATCTTCTTTGAGTGATTTATATTCTTTGAGAGAAATTGTTATTGTTTCTTCTTCTTTCATATCAATATTATTTAGTAAAGTTAACACTGAGACGCATGTGACCTAAGCAGCCCATATAAATTACCGCGTTCTTATCGCTACCTTCAAGACTGGCGCGAAGCTCTGTGCAGCCACCGTATTTGTGGCGTTTGACTACTACTTTGCCTAAGCTACGAAGCTCACGGGCGGCGAGGAGAAAATTTGTGACTGTAAATTTATTATTCATATTGCTTAACTTGATTATGTATATATTATACCATATATATGATATTGTGTACATATGTTTATTGTGATGTAGGTCAACGCTTTGTGTAACCTAATTAAAAGACTCTGTTATTTGTAGAAAATATGTTTACCAATCTTCACAGTTCGTGTCATACTTGACGCCCAATACGGCTCGGCAATATAGTCTGCATAATAATGATCAGCTCCCCTTGTGTAATTTGTGACATATCGAGAAGTCACAATCTTCATCGCCTTACTCCATCGAGGGTGCATTCGTGCCTTTGCGATATTAATGTTTATTACCTTTCCATTCCAACAAGAGAATTGCCAACGTTGAAGGCAGACTTCGGCTTTTGATTTCTTCCGTTTAATCGATCGATTATGAATCACTTCATGTACTGCCTCCATCGCACCAAGAGAATATTCACCGCCAGCCTCAAGAATGAGAGTCGTAGCAATGATCTCTTCGTCAGTATGAAGAGCAAATGCCGTGCTAATAAGAGTTAAGAATAATATTAAGTATTTCATAGTGTTATTAGTTTAGAACCTGCCGCAGCTATCAACTCGGCAGACCTCGTGTTAGTGCTCTACGTTCGACAGAAGTCTTTTGATGTGCTTATTCTTCCTCCTTATCGCTTTTTGAAGGCACTTGGTCACATATATCTGGTGATTCCATTGCATTATTGCCATGTTGCGACTGCGGAGAGGCCAAGTGAGTTCGGCTGACAGAACTGCTCTTTTCTGAGCGTCTGGAGTTTCCTGCATGAGCTTAGTAAGCTCGTTTACTAGCTGGGCGATTTCGTGATCTTTCATAGTGCTATTCCTCTGCGTCTATCAAGTCCATCTCGATACCCTTCACAAGGTCTTCCCTCAAGAAGTTAGCAATTACTTCAGCTTTGTAGGCTTCGTCAAAGCAACCATCGGAAGCCCACTCATAGGCTTGTTCCTCTGATTGGTCTGCCCAGTCGTTAATGTATTCAGTTAGTTTTTGTGTATTTATTTTCATATTAAAAAACGATTTTATTTGAAAGCTCAGCGGGAGACTCATATTCGTGTGACTCCTCTGCCTGCTCGCGCTCGTACTCGGCGCTAGCCTTTTCGTAGCACTCGGTGGTGAGCCGATCCCATTCCTCGGCCGACTCATCCTGCCAGCTGGTCCAACGAGGGCGAATGCCTTCAGCAGATTTAAATGCGTCATAGTATTCCTCCCAGGCCTTAGCCTGATCCCATTCAGCAGGCGTCATGCAACGCTCACCCTTGGTATAATGCTCGCAGTAAAAGACCATGTCAGCCTCATCATAGGAAGCATATCCACGAAACTCTCCTTCAGGAGCGGCCTCTGCCCAAGCCTTAGACTTGGCGCAAATAGCGTTAACGTGATTTCGAAGTTCTTCAGTGATGATGATTTTTGCCATAATTTTTATAAGCTCTATTAGTTGGTTACAGTATTAATTATACCATAAATACGCCAAATGTACACTAGTTTTATATCGATGGTTATCAATCACTTAAGACTTTTTTCGAAAACACTCTATAAAAATTAGAAAATTAATGTTCAAGTTGATAAATTAAGGCACTGAGAGGATGGGTGATTTCATATATTATTATACCAAAACGGCTTATGAATGTACATGCTAAAATCATATAAATATCATAATGATAAGTGATGAGATAATAAATGCGTTGGTTCCTCAACCGCGCGGGATTGGTGATTTAGGCGAATTAGGAACTTTTCAATCCGTCAATAGTCAATGCGTATGGCTTCCAAAAGATACTGATGAAGCGAGTTACGATCTATCTTCAGTCATAGGTTGTGAGTTAGTTTCATCAACTTCAAATGATCCGCTCGTAATAAAAACAACAACTTCCTCTCAAGTCAATTTGAGCGGAGAATACGGATTAGCAACATTTGATCGACTATCGTATGAATTTAAAGATATTAATACAAATGAAACATTCAAGATGTCTGGTTGGCCTCCGACAGATCCACGAGCCAAGTATATGTTTAAATTGAATCAAGACCCGCGAACAGGCCGCGAATTAGAATACGCTGTTGACTTTGTAATAGAATTTGACTATAGCGCACTACTAATAAGTCCGCCTTCCAGTCCTATAACTCCTAATCCAACCGCAGAGGATCTTGGTATTATTACTGATATTGCATCATCAAATCCAACTACATATAATTTTTATGTTGATTCAGATAATGATAAAGCGTACAGAAAGGATCGAGTAACATTTACTCAATTTGTCAGAAACTATAGTTTTTCGAGATTGACTTCAGAATTGGCCCAGGTTTTCGAATAAATAATAATAGCTTTAGACTATGAAATACTACATTAAGAAAGAAAGGATATCGTAATGCCAGCAGCAGCAAGAATTGGAGATGCAGATATAACACACTGTTCAGGTATGGTAAGAAACGAAGGAAATCGTGTAAACGTCTTTGCAAATAATATACTCATCTCATGTCAGGGCGATAAAAACAATCCGCACAAAAAACCAGGATCTCCTTGCCCAACACACGCTGCTCCTATAACAACTGGTTCAACGAGCGTGTTTATAGATGGCGATGGCGCAGGAAGAATCGGAGACGCATTAACTGGTTGTACTGCTGTCGCGGCTGGTTCACCCAATGTTTTTATTGGAGGATAAATTATGGAAGAACAACTAACAATTTTAATAGCATTTGCTGGTCTCTTCGGAGTACCGCTAATATGCGGAATATTCTGCCTTTGTGTAGATAGCGTGGGTCGTAAACCCATGAAGAGAATGACACAGAGAGAAATCGATTATTACGATCGTCTTCCTTTTAAATAATTATCTTCTTCTTATTGCGATAAGAGATAGCGCAATAATACCTGCAAATAGGGCATAAGATCCAGACTCAGGCACGAATGTCTGCTGTAGTTGAATATTGTCGAGCTGAATTAAAGCAGGACCAGTGTAGCCCTGTGGTATATTCTGAACAAACGACATAGTCACATCAGAACCAACAATATTTTGAAAGTTGATGCCAACGGTTTGCAAACCGCTATCGAGAACTTTTTCACCACCCACAGCATTAAATAAACTTTGGCTTAAAAGCGTCTGCTGAGTTGTGTTGTCAGTAATAACAACTTTAATTTCTCTATCTTCAATTACTGCATATCCAGATTGTGCTGCGTATGTTTCTAAATCCCATCCAGCACGGACATTGAACGATACTGCTGTAGTAAATTCATCGATGACTCCAATATCTTGCGATAAAGTAATCTCTTGAACTGGACCATCAAATCCGCTGAAGAAAGAATAATTGCCTTCCATATTATCCGGTGTAAAGAAATTAAAATTATTTGCCCATGCGGTTGCCGCAGTAAACTCTCCACCTTCGACACGAGAATCAAATGAATTTTCTGTTTCACCTATAAGTGTCCAACCAGTGAGGTCGCCTGTTTCAAAGCCGCCATTTATAATAGTTGCGCTGTATGATATGATTGGAAGTAAGAATAGTGGTATTAGTTTTTTCATTTTTTAAAGAATGCTTTTACGAAGTTGAGAATTTCACCTATGAATCCAACAGCACCTTCTTTCTTTTCGCTTTTGGGTAAGATATGGAAAATTAGTCCAAGTATGGCAAATGTCAATATGCCAAGCTTAAGTATTTGAGAATCGATTTGTTGAAATATTTCTTTAATCATATTAATGGTCCATTTGGTGAGGTTACAATAGCATCGTGCGGGGTAAATACTGGTTCAAAAGCATCATCCCCGATCATTGAATGTGGTTTAATATCATCGATGGCATCTATGTCCCAGCCACCATTTGTTTCGCTTTGAATAACATCTGTTTGTACGTTAGATTTGGTTTTGCTACCATTAGTTTCGATAGCACTTTCTTCATTCTCCGTTTTTTCTTGATACTCATCCGCATTATTATCCTTTGCTTGTTCTAGTGTATTATTAGATTCAGATTCTTGAGTCTCTTCTACTTCAGATTCAGATTCTGAAGTATCACTTTCTTCAGCGGCTTCTTCAGTATCACTTTCTTCTGATTGAGATTCTTCAGTATCACTTTCTTCTGTCATTTCAGTGATTATACTTCCAATATAACTCATTAAGGATTGGCCATAATTAGATTCTACACTACGTATAATAGAACCAATTTCGTGAGTTGTTTCAAATGCTTCAACAGATTGAAAATATACAGCTGATGAAAATGCCACAGTACCAGCTGCACCCAATGATTGAATATTATTTACAACCTCTTTGCTGTAGTTTTTAGCCCGAGTAATAAGACTTTCATCAGGCTTCTCAACCAATACTTCTTCTTCAGATTCATGCTCATACTCGTATTCAAAGCCTGGATCGGTTTCTTCAAGTAACTTTGCAGCAGCAATCTTAAAGAGTTCATCCTCTTTATTCTTATGCTCTGGATTGCTAAATTTAGCAACGAGTTCCTTTGCCTCGTTTAATGTTATGTCTTCT